TTACATTTTTCTTTAAAGTGCCTGCTAAAATCATTTTTGATGCTAAATCAGTTAATGGTGCTAAAAACGTTCCTAATTCTATTTGTTGTTGTGTTGCCATTTTTGTTATCTCTTTTTGACCCAACAAACATACAATTAATTATATTACAAAACATAATAATTTTTTTATTAATTTTATAAGTGTTTGATAATTAACGTATTTATTTTTAGAAAGGACATAAAAAAACCCAAATAACTGAATATTTGGGCTAAAAAGAGGAAGTAATAATGCTCAATGGCTAACTATCTTTTTGTGCGTTCTATCGAAATTGGAAGTTATTGCGCCTATACCTTTTTTATTAAACACATAGACACTTTGTCCAAGTAATTGTCCAAGTAAAACTATAACTATACCTCGCTAAATGTAGCTAATTTTATATAGATTTGGCGAGTTATGTTTTATATGTATAATGTCAGTTGAAACCTTATATTCTTACTTTAGATGCCACTTTTGTGTAATATTGCTACAAATACGGTACTTAAATTGTGATTTTTTCACATTTACTTATTTCGTACTGGTGTAAAAAGTTTCCAAGTTTGTCAACTAATTTTTCATCAAGCCAACTTTCAGAATCAGCATAGAACAACAGGCAATGGATCAACTCGTGAAAGAATGTAGCATCAATTATTTCTTGCTTGTAATCTAACCAAACTTTTTTACTCTTAAATTTATTAGCTATTATTATTTTGTTTTCAAATGGTATAAATTGACCGTAACATTTATTCTTATGGCAGTATTCATTGTCTATTATCACTTCAATTGTTTGACCTAATATTTGAAAGCTACTTATCATAGTTCCATTAGTTCGTTAATCGCTGTTGTTCCGTTTATAACCACACCACACCCAATCGCAGGCTTTTTACCATACTTTGCATATGAGAATGCTATATGTTTATGATTGATGCCACAACCTACTTGCATTCCAAAGATTTTAAAGTTAGCACCTACGAACCATTCCGTGTATGCCTGTGTATGCAAATGTCCCTGCACTGTACTCATCATATCACCTTTACATTTAACCTTTGCTGTGCCACCTTCTCCGTGCAAATATTGAACCCCATCAATTACGTGCCTATCAACAAAATTCCAAGTAGGAACTTCAAGCACATCTTTATAATCTTTTATCCACTTTTGACTTATGCCACCAGTCTGCGCCTTTCTCATTATCAACCTATCGTGGTTACCAATAATAACTGTAGCATTAGGAAAGTAATCGTGCCACTTTTTAAGTTTGCTAATTGCAAACTCTAATTCATCACCGCCACCAATTGAATCAGGTATTGTTTCGTGGTAACTTGCAAAGTGATTGTCTACTATATCGCCAATATAAAGTACATCGGTACATTTATATTTATTGTAAATATCTTTGCAGAACTCAAAATAACCATCAAGGCAAAAAGGCTCGTGCAAGTCACCAATGACTAACACTCTTTTCTGATTATTTTCAATTCTAATTTTCTTTATAGAATCGTACTCTTCTTGTGTTAATCGTGGTCTGATTTTCATTATTTCATTCCAAATAAATTCTTGATTAAATCTAAAGTTTCATCAGGTGGAGTGATATCCTTTACCTCAATGAAATTAAGTCTATCATTGATTTGCTTTTTAGCATCTTCAACATTCTTTGCACGTACTATCGTGTACATTTTCCTGCCATTAAATTCGTAAGCTATTTTATAGTCTTTCATAGTGTTCGTTATTTTATACGTTTATGAACTTATTGTATGCTATATCATACCTCATTGGGTATAATCTCTTCAGATAGCTCTAAAATATGGTTATTTATAACAACTTCAGGATAAGTTAAACCTACTAATATTGCCCTAAATGCAGTAAACATTTGTTCAATATCTGAATCCTCACTTAATTCAATTGTGTGCTTACAACCATAAGCAGTTGCGCTAATTATTATTTTATCCATTGTTTAAGATTTTACGAATGTAACCAACTATAAATATAATCAATATTATTAAAGGTAAGATATACCAATAATCAGCACCCAGTTGCTTATACCAAGATAATTTTGGACAGTCAATAGGAACTTCAATTAATACTTTTTTCTCATAGTAAATAGTGTCACCTTTGCACTTACCTTCTATGTATATTTTGCCAAACTTCTTTACGTAAACAATTTCTAATTTATCTTTTGTGATATAAACAGAATCAATAGTATCATTGAAAATCGTATCGGTTCGTATGCTTTCGGTTATTATAGTATCGTGAATCGTTAGTATTACACTTGCTGTATCTTTTGAACAAAACTTTTCTATTGCTTGATTCTTGGTATAGCAGCTACAAATTAAGCAGTATAGAATGGCTATTAGGATTGCGTATATTGATTTCATTTTCGTTTGTTTTTTAACTTATATAAAACTTGTGCTTTTAAAGTCCAATATTTTTTATATTTTTCTATTTCTAAAATAAATAATTTTTTAGCTAACTCAATATTCATTTGCGTTTATTTGTTATAACATTGTTTGTTTTGTTATTACTTATTGCTGTGCGTTTGTCTATTTCTTTCTGCTTATATTTTTGCTCGATTATAGCAACTATCTTTGCTCGTTCTATATCTACACTATCTAAAGTATAATTCGCTTTCTGCTGCCCTTCTTTTAACCAATCCATTGAGTATTTTACCGCCACCTTTATTCCACTTTGCAAACTCGCTTCCAATTGTTATATCATTTGGATTCGCATTTACTTTTTTTAGCAAGGTACTACTTTTTAAATTACCATTACCACAGTTATAAGCAAAGTCAACCAGTGCATCAAATTGGTTTTGATTTATGTCATCACGACAATAAGAATCAACTGCTTTTTCGTACTGTGACAAAGTTTGTTTTAGTAAACCTACTGCTTGTAATTCGCTTATTGCAATATCAGTTATTTTAACCCTTTCTCCATTAGCATAGAATGTGTTACCATATCCAATAGTAACTACTTTTGCTGGACATAAATATGGCTTTGAACTAAAACCCTCAAACTTTTTAATTAATTCAATTAAATTATTACTTGCTTTCGTTATTTTCATAAGTTTACTTTTAAGTTAACTTTGTTAAGTTATTAGTTTACTTTTTAAATTTTTCTACACTGCTCAAACCTAATGCACCAAAGGCTAATAAGGCTACTGACTCAACTAAAATTGTTGATGGCGCAACCTCTACTAATGAGAATGAGTTGTGGTACATAGTGATGCACAATGTTAATGTGCATAAAATCCCAGCAAATCTTTTGCTTGAGAATTGTCCTTTCTCATCTTTGATAATTTCTAAAAATTTCATTTTGTAAATATTAATGGTAACATAATTAGTGCTTGAACTGCTATAAAAACTATTCCCTCAATTGTAAATAATTGCTCTTTTTGTACTTCAACTATTTGTACTGTTTGTACTGTATCTATACGTACAATTGGCTTTATATTTTTTAGCCTTTCAATTTCTTTCTTTTGATATACAAAAGTATCATTTACTGCCTTAGCTTGTTGCAATGTAAAAACAACTACTTTCTCGCCATCAACTTTCCTAATTACTTGGGAATAAATTGAATTGCTCGACAGTATCAATAGGCACAATAGTATCTTCATAATGTTCAATTTTTAAGATTAGTGTTTTGTTTTCTAATTCTAATTTTTCAATTTTACTTTTGATAGTTTCAAAACTTTCTTTTTGCACTTTTTCAGCTACCTTAATACTTGAATTTGCCTTTATAAAATTACTTTTACTTTTGGCTAAAAGTGAATCAATGGAATCAGGATTTGCGTTTTGTTTGTTATCAGTTTTTAAAGTTGAAACCGCAATGACTAATGTTGTGACTATAAATAAGACTGTTTTCATTTCATTTGCGTTAAAATATCCAACTTCGTAACAGCAACAGCCAATGCTGAATCAGACCTCTTTAAAGCTATGCTTAACTGGTCTATTTTGTAATCCATTAATTCTATCTTTGCATCACTCTTTGTAATTTGGTCTTGATACATCAATTTATTATCTACGTATAAATAACCAACTGAAATAATAATCAAAAACATTGTTGCTTTGAACGGGTCTTTCAGAAAGTCTGAAAAGGAAATAGGTAAAGGTGATGCCATTATAAATTATTTGTCGGTAAAATTATATCATCATATTGCACCATTGCTAAAATTTCTTCTTCAGTAAATAAACTTGCTATATCAGTATTAACCACCAACCAATTGAATCCGTTTATGTCTATTATTGGATTTGCGTAATCAATTGTATCCTCATCGTTTGGTAAGCCTAATAACTTGCAACATTTGTCATCTAATAACTTGAATTTAGCAAGTGTAATGCATTTATAGAATCGTGGGTAAATTATTGAATCTTCCATTATAAGTTATTTAAAGTTTTAAGTAAATTATAAGTAGCAGTATTATTTGCAGTATCAACATTTAAAGCCTGAACAATAGTATTTAAATTTCCATTTGCAAATTCTCCTAAATCACTTGTAAATAAACACATACTTGTACTACTACTTGAACCTGTGTTTCCCGATACTAAATTAGCATTGTCCACCAATGAGCTACTTGTAACACCATTGTAATTTTGCGTATAAACTTGAAGTTTATTATCAATAGAGCCGTTTACTGGTAAAAAAGTACCATTAAAAATACCTTTTGCATTACTTCCACTCCTATAAATCATATGCCCAGTAGATGTTCCGCATAAAAAACGCTTATTAGCTTGGCTTGTGTATTGTGTTAATGCAACATATCTGCTAACATATTGATAACTTGTTATAGTGCCACTTACCATTTTATCATCCACACCATCACCTTGTACTATCGTTCTATCAACTAATACACCTTTATAACCTGTCGTTGCTGTTCCCGTTGAAATTGTCCAGATTTCACCTGTTGCACTTGTCCAAGCAGTTTGACTTGTAGCTGCGTTGTATGTTGCAGGATTGAAGTCAGAACGAGTTACTCCATTTGCATCTTTATAAATTACTCTGAATATTTTTCCTAAAATAGAATTTGCGCCCCCATTACCAGCAACATAAAAAGAAGAAGAAGTTGTTTGAAAAGTATTCGCCCCTGCAATATTAGTTATAGTTGTTCCTAATTGAGAGTAAGTAATACCATCTGAAGAAGTAAAAAACTTCGCTAACATATCCAAACCACTTGTTTCCAAAGTTGCTTTTATCCAACCATTAAAACCAAGAGGTATTTGTACTGTTGCTTGTGCAGAACGAGATAAATTAGCCCAATATAAAATTAATGTTCTTTGACCGTTAAATCCTAAAAACAAACTTCTTGAAATTCCTCCATTATCATTTGAACATATCCAACCACTTGAGTTTACTGAATCATCACTTGTTGTAAATGAAATTTTAGTTTCAATACTCATTCCACTTGCTGTTGGTATTGATATATTCGGAGTATTAACATTTCCTGTTGTTGTTCCTGCGCTATACCAATAATTATCACTACTCGCTCCATTATGACTTAATAACAATGGCTGACTTGCTGCTGTTGTCTGTACTGCATCTCCTGCTACTGTTAGTGAATATAATTTAGCTGCTGCTTGACCTGCTGTTGCACCTGTTCCTGAACCTAATTTGTAACCAATCCAATGTGCATCGTAACAAACAGGCACGTTAGTCAATGAGCCATATATAGTTTTTAAGCCTTTTACAAAAAAGTTTAATCGTGTTAAGTTTGATACTCCACCATCAGCTATTATACGATTGTAAATAGTTTTAGAATCCGCTAAAATTCCACCACGAAACCCTCCAACTCTTGCGTTAGTAGTTGTAATTCCTAACATACTTATTGGAAGTTATAAGCGATTGCAGTTCCACTTGTTAAAGTAATTGCAGTAATATAAGTTCCTGCTTCTGCTGGTATAAACATACCTGCGCTAACTGTAACTGCATTAAAACCTTTTGTAGTTAATACGTTTACACCATTGATTTCAAGTGTTC